ACTTACCAACCATTTTATCGCCCTGATTTAGCGCGTCCCTGTAAACATATTTCAATTCAGAATCAATCTGGAGGTATGTATCTACTGCTGTGAAAGAGTAGACGGTTGAATTTATCGTTAAATCGATGTTTCCACTGCCTGTGATTTTTATATAGGGTTCGGAGTAGATTGTTCCTAAGTTTACTATTGTTCCGGGTGCGGTTAAGGTGATTAATTCGTCACCGTCATCCATGTAGAAGAAGCCGGGGTTGATTTTGAAGGATACCATCATGTTGTCATACACTCCTTGAAATTTGTCACTTTCAATCGCCTGTATGATTTCAGCTTTGAAGTATCCACCCGGATCAACATCCGTTCTTAGTTTTCCGTACCCATCCAGCCATTGATATATTTGACCTCTTTTTGTGTCATCATTGATAAGGAATTCCATTTCTCTAAAGTAAGGTTTGTATTTTCCGGTATGTATGGATGGTTCGTCGTCACGATAAGGCACTTCATTGACTTCTACTTGTTCTTCTGCTTTTTGTCTTCTGCCTGTGTACAAGAGAATCAAGTCTAACGAACTATGACTTACATTTTTAAACTCCACCGTAACCACCTCCCGCCAATTGTCTTTGTGTCTCGAATCCGATTTCGTTCATGAGCATATGTATATCATCAGCGGTATTGTTCACGAAGTTCTCAATGACGATTGAAACTGATGCCCCTGCTTTTGCTAAGGTATTTTTGTTATTCGTTCCGCCTGAAATACCACCCATGGCGTTAACCTTTGTCTTCACATCAAATGATGTGGGTATAGCCTTCGCCATATCATCCTTGACAGTCTTCATTTCGTCTTCAAATCCCAAACCTAAACCGGATGCAAGGTACTTACCGACTTGGTCTCTGAACATTGTTGAGGGAGAATGTATCCCGAAAACCTTTTTAAACCCGCCAAGCAACGCGCCTCCGATTGATGAAAAGTTAATGCTTTTAATTCCTTCTATCAGACCACCAGCAACACCCTTTATTACATCTATACCCACGCTTAACCAGTTAACTCCAACAATGCCATTGATAATGGCAGCTATGATTTCCGGCAGTGCCCTCACGATTGCTGGTATGGCTTGAGGCAACCCTTTGGCTAATGCCACAATAAGGTCAATGCCCGCCTTGATCAGTGCCGGTAAGTTCTTAATCAGTGCATTTACGATTACGGGAATCAGCGCAACGACCGACTTAATGAGTTGGGGTATGCTGTTCACGATACCGTTTATCAAGCTGATTAATAGTTGTACACCCGCTTCGATTATGACAGGAAGATTAAGAATCAACATTTCTGAAAGTTTGGCTATCAGTTCGGGCATCATTGCCATGAGCTGAGGCACGATTAAGTTAAGGCCATCAAGCAAGCCTATGAATATCTGCATAGCACCGTCAATAATGATTGGTAACAATACAGGTATGAGTGGTATTAACGCCTGTACGAGGCTTGTGAAGCCACCTATGACTACCGGGATAAGTGTGCTGATAACCTCCGGCAACACTGCCGATATTGCAGTTATCAAAGATACAACAACCGCCTCGAACCCCGCTAGGAACTGAGGTAATTGTTTTGTAAACTGTTCAATAATTCCCGTGAATCCATTGATTAAATCATCGGTAAGCTTAGCCTTTGAACCTTCCATATCTTTTCCGCTGAATAAGTTTGCCAGTGATCCGGTCACCTGAGGAATCATATCGCTGATAATATTTGAGGAACCTAGCAACCCCTTTGCGAATACTCCGCCTAGAACATCAGCCGAAGCTGAGCCCTTTGCCTTGATACCGTCTAGGCTGTCACCGAACTCATTGGCGGCGTCTAGTGCGTCCTGGGATAGAATCATCCCTGAAGCGCTTGCTTCGTCTCCGAGTGTCTTGAGTGCATCTGCGCCGCCTAAAATTAGAGGGTTTAGATCCTGCGCGCTTTTGCCGAATATTTCCATGGCCATGGCGTCACGTTCGGTTTCATTGGTCATCTTACCGAGTGCACTGATGGAATCATTCATGACATCTTCGTTATCTCTAAGATTTCCGTTGCTGTCATAGATTGATACGCCAAGCGTTTTAAAATTCTCCTGCATTCCTTTGGATCCACCGGCGGCAGCACTCATATTTTTAGTTACTTTCGTGAGTGATCCCGTCAATGTGTCCATGGATACATCTATAATGTCGCTTGAGTATTTAAACTTCTGAAGGGTTTCAGTTGATAACCCCGTTGTCTTGGATAAGGTATTTATATCATCGGCACTTCCCGCGGCCTTGACTGCCAATCCACCGGCGGCCACTCCTGCACCTACAACAGCACCTGTATAGATTTTCAATCCCTGTCCTGCGATGTCAACCGCTTTGCCTACGGTTTGTATTCCGGCACTTGTTACTTTTGCACCGGCGTCACCGACTTTTTTAAGCCCGTCTATCAACGGCGCCAGTTTGGAGATTACTCCCTGAGCTGCATCTTTGAGCCCGCCGAATGCCGCCTTAACAACGGACACCGACTTTTCTTCTGTCTTTAGTGCTCCAAGCTTGCTTTTTGTAGTAACCAGTTCGCGCTGAAAATCTCTGTATTGACCATCGTCAATCTTTCCTTCGCTGTATAGTTTTTTGACTTCTTCCTGGGTGCTCTTCATGATTTTCAGCTTTTCTGTGGTTTTGCTTATTTCTTCTTTTAAGATGGCTTGTTTCTGCTTGGTTAGTTCAATGCTGTTTGGGTTAAACTTCAGGCCGGTTTCTACTTTTCGGAGTTCACCCTGAAGCCCTCTGGTGGTTTTATCTACATCTTTTAGTGCCTTGTCCAAAGGCTTGGTGTCTCCACCAATTTCGATGGTAATACCACGTATATTCCCTGATGCCATTAAGCTTCACCCCTTTCTTTAATTTTCTTTCTTATCTTTTCTCTATCTGGAGTTGTCTGTTCCAGGGTCCAACATCGTTCAAGATATTCTCTGCCTTCTTCGGTCTGATTAAGCATGTATATATAAGCGTCTCTTCTATATGTGAGGTACTCTATATAATCAAGTTCTTCAATCTCGTGAAAGTTAAGTCCGGTATGGTCCTTAACTAATCGTTCCCATTCTGTTGAGCATCCGTATCTGACCCTTCCTTCTTCTCCTGATTCAGGGACGGAAGGGATTCGGAGTTTGGGCTGGCCGCCTGGCCTGTGCAAAATCCTATGTAGCTCTCCATGAGCATTGTTATATCTTCTATGTCCATGAGTTCTGAGAGATATTCCACGGGGATTTGCTCGCCCTTCATGTTGTTTGACAATATTTCCGATGCGATGATGTATATCTGATCTACCGCACCGAGATTGTCTATATCCAATGACTTCATCAGTGATTCCATGTCCATGAGTTTTTCGAAGATTTTCTTCGTAGGCATCCTCACAAGAATGTTCTTTCCATCTATCATTTTGATTTGCATGAACCGTTTCTTGGCTTTGCTAAAATCTAACATTTTATCCTCCATTCAAAAAAATGGGGAGCAATTAAGCTCCCACAATTTAAAGTTATACCACCGGAATCTCTTCCTCATATATGATCAATGTTCCGTCAATGTCATGAGGAGCAGCTTTGAACTCCGCATCGATAATAGTTTCTTTGTCCTTTGTAAATGCAAGGCTGAATCCAGCCTGATTGCTACCTACGATCGTTACTCTGATGTCGCCGTCCAATACATCTTCATGCACGAATCGGATGACATACTTCTTTCCGTCATTGTTCTTCAAGCCACCAATCTTGACTGTTCTCTTGCCTACCGCTTCAGTTACCCTTGCCGTTGAGCAAAGCTTCTTCAGTGTATTGCCGTTCCAGGTCATGATGCCTGACTTGAGTAATACCTCTTCTTTTGTGATGATTGTTTTAGACATTAACCCCAGGTCATCTTCAGCAGTGTAGAGCTCTGGCTTGTATTCCACAGTTGCGCCACCCTGGATTAAACCTAATAGGTTTGCATCGACTTCGAGTAGTAAGTCTGTCGGAATGGTTGTTGCAAATTCCATGACAAACAGTTTGCCCGAACCTAATACTATTTTTTCCATTTGTTTTGCCTCCTTATATTTTTTCTGTGAATGTGAATGAGTATATGGTTTCATACATCTTTTCAGATGATAACCACTTTCTGTCTCTTGAATACTCCACCGGGATGCTGTTGAGTATTGTTTCAATCTCAGCTTCCTTCAGTGGGTTTATGGTATCGGCGTAAAACTCTAGCGTGACATCACGATCAGCAATGTTGTTTTTCTTGTCTGCACCTCTGACGCCTCTCGATTCCATGAATATGAGGTAGGGTAATTTAGGTGCAGTGTAAAAGCTTTCTTCGGCAATTGGAATATTTAGTGATTGTAACAGCGCCCTTATATCCCTCAACTAGATCACCCCATTCTCAATGATGTTTTTTACTGCCTCTTCATAGTCTTTTGTTAATTGTTCTTCAATTGGCTGAATATGGATTTTCCCGTCTACTCTGCCACCGTTGCTTTTTGCGTGGCCTCTTTCGAGTAAGTGAGCTAAGCCTGGTGCATTTTTATTGTGGATAACATACCTTGCACGGTGCCTTACACTCATGTCTTTTGCGGCCCAACCACTTTCATACTTTGAAGCGCCAGTGTCTTTAAATTCCTTAGACGCTACATTAAGTTCTTTGGCGGCTGCCTTCACGAGTTTTTCTGTCGCTTCTAGAATTTCCTCTTCCACGCCTGTGGTGTACTTGATCATTTCTTTACCAAAGGCCCTTGAAAAATCGCCCGCCCTTAAAGCACCCGTGACCTGTGACCTACCTCTGTTTACACCCACGCTGACACCACCAGTTCAATGAACTCTGGATCATCTGAATAAGTTCGGATAATCTTGTACACTGTTCCGTTGTGTCTTACGTATTGGTGTTCCGTATATTCAAACGAATGAACCGTGAACACCTTTTCCGGCGTGAACCCTGTACCCGCTGATTTATAAAACTCTGTTCTTCCTATTGAGCTTAAATCGGCGTATACCTCTATCCACACTGTAGGAATTGGAGGACCTTCATAAATTGGAGGATTGGGTATAACCCCAAGTTCCAACATTTCATCAAAAGTTCTCGTACTATACAATGGGAACCACCACCTTCTGGTTGTGGATTATCAGGTTATGCAGTGCGAATTGTAAGTGCCTTGGCATTCCGCCTGTCTCACCCTTTGATTCATATCGCCATGCTGAGTAGTCAACAATGAAGGCCGTTATCAGTTCATTAGGTGTTTCAGTATCAATTCCCTTTTCATCACTTAGCATCTGGATTGTCGCTTCTAGCAGGTGTATCAAATAAACATCTCTGGCGTTGGATGCGATACCTAGTCTTATTTTGAGCAATTGCATCATAGTTTCTGTCATATCACACCTCCAGCTTTTCTATCATTTGAGCCTTATTCAATCTGCTATCAAGTTCAATCCCCTGTGATTCCGCGTAAGCAATAAGTTCTTTCTTGGTCATGTCGCTCAGATCTAACTCTTCCTTGTCTTCTTGTACTTCTACAATGTGATTAGAAAGGACGGTCCTTATTTGGACCGCCCTCTTTTCATTCACTTCAAAAATGTCGCCCTTTTTGTGGAGGGTTTTCATTTCATAATCGTAAAAGTTTTCTAATACCTCCACTCTCATGCGCTAGTCCTAGACTGCAGCAGTGTATGTGAAGAAGAAGCCTGCGTCTGAGTCAACTTTCTTTGCATCGAATCTTACGAAGCTGGCAAGCAGTTCTCCGTAGATATCATTGTCAACCCACTTAACGGATGCTTTCTTTCTGTCGAACATGGTCATGAACGCCTTAGGATCTCCGAAGAAACCAACAAGTGCGCCATCAAGACCGAGCATGGTGTCATCAAGGACTTCACACTCTTTGCCGAGAAGCTTCATTCCAGAGTCAACCGTTACGTCAGGCTGCAGGATATACTTTCCGTCAAGGTCCTTAAGTGTATCAAGTGCATTGTAGAGGGATGAGGTGATGACGAACTTCTGAGCATAGACTTTCTTCAAGCTCTTGTTCTTCATCGCTTTGATACCATCAAGTCCTGTAACGGCCTTAGCTGTTGCGGTCTTCAGGATTGTCGCGATTGCGAAGTTCTTTGTATTTCTATCCTGGTCGTTGATTTCATCAGCAATCATTTCAGTTACTGGATAGTCAGCATCATCGATGACCTCCTGTGCTACTGGAATGAATCCTCTGTAGGTCACAACGTCATAAAGAACCTCAGTGATTACAGGTTTTGCCAGTTCAGGATTAGCAACCAGTTCAGCAACGGAGGCCAGTTTGTTTCCAGACTTCTTGATCACTGGGTATTTGCCAGCACCTGAAGTAACGGGAACGACGTTGATCAGTTTGGTAAGGTCAAGTGCATCGGAAGGTGTGTTCTGTGCTTTCAGGAGTTCTGTAGGGATAAGTGCTCCGCCTTCAACTGAAGTGAACCCTGCCCTCTCTGTGCCCTTGGACTGGATGTATGACTTGATACCCGCTCTTAGTTCT